TTGTCGGAAAGGAGGTAGTCCGGTGAGTGGATAAATTAACCCCAAAACAAGAGCTATTTGTCCAAGGGATAATCTCCGGGCTATCTCAAAGACAAGCGTATAGAAAAGCCTACAAAGCTGAAAAAATGAGCGATGAAGCCGTGGATGTGAAGGCTAGTAGGATTTTTAAAGAGGCTAAGATTAGGCTAAGGTATCGCGAGCTTTTAAAACAGTTCTCTAACATGTCCTTGTGGTCAAGAGAGCAGGCTTTCAATGAGTATGAATGGCTGAAGAACAAGGCAAGAGCTAGTATTGAACAAGATGGGATAAGGCAAGCTAATTCTAACGCTTTTCTTTCGGCTTTGGATGGCATGAATAACATGGCTTGGAAAGACTTTGAATTGACAGACGATAAAATCAGACAAGAGATTGAATTGCTCAAGATCAAGATTGAAAGCAACCAAGGCTCCAAGTCTGATACTACTCTCATGGAAGCTCTGTTGAATGCCGTGAAGGGTGGTGATGAGGTTGAAGATTGATTTTTCAAACAAACAACTCAACATCATTCGTAGACCGTTCAACTATGAGCTTGAGGTCAACGAGGGCACCCCCCGAAGTGGTAAGACAACCGCTGGTCATTTTAGGTATGCAAGATACTTGATTGAGTCACCAGACGAGAACCATCTTATAGCTGCATACAATCAAGAGCAAGCCTACCGTCTATTTATTGACGGCGACGGCACAGGTCTAATGCACATCTTCGATGGAAATTGTAAAATCAAGCATGACGAGCACGGAGACCACCTCTTAATCGATACCCCCAGCGGAACTAAACGAGTTTACTACAAAGGCGGAGGTAAAGCGAATAGTGTGGGTGCTATCACTGGTATGTCTTTAGGCTCAGTGGTCTTTTGTGAAATCAACCTACTGAATATGGATTTTATTCAGGAAGCATTCAGACGGACGTGGGCTGCTAAACTACGCTATCATCTAGCTGACCTGAACCCTCCAGCTCCACAACATCCAGTCATTAAGGATGTATTTGACGTTCAAAACACACGCTGGACGCATTGGACCATGGACGACAATCCGATTCTGTCTGAAGAGCGTAAGCAATCTATTATTCAATCGCTTAAGAAAAATCCTTATCTCTACAAGAGAGACGTACTTGGTCAGAGGGTGATGCCTCAGGGCGTTATTTACGGCCTATTTGACCTTGAAAAGAACATCAAGGATAACTTGGTCGGCGAACCTATAGAAATGTATTTCAATGGTGATGGTGGACAATCTGACGCCACCTCAATGTCTTGTAACATCGTTACTAAGCACAGAGAGAACAACAAGACTTTCTTTAGGCTCAATCGTGTAGCTCACTACTACCATAGTGGTGCCGAGACTGGCCAAGTTAAGGCTATGTCTACCTATGCAGTCGAGCTTCGAGCGTTCATTCAGTGGTGTGTTAGCAAGTATCAAATGCGCTATACCGATGTCTGGATTGACCCAGCGTGTAGATCCTTACGAGAGGAATTGCACAAGCTAGGGATTCAGACAAGAGGGGCTTTGAACAACGCCCATGATGTTAGCAGCAAGGCGAAGGGTATCGAGGTAGGGATTGAACGTGGCCAGAATATCATCTCTTCAGGTCAGTTCTTACTTGTTAATCACCAAGAAGAAGAGTACGACCATTACTATTTCTTAAAAGAGATAGGTCTTTATAGTCGAGATGATAACGGACGGCCAATTGACAAAGATAACCACGCAATGGACGAATTTAGATATAGTGTGAACGTATTCTATAAGCGTTACGCCAATTTTTAGCAACAAGGAGCCGATAAATGGGCATTATTCAATTTGTCAAAAATCTATTTAAGAGAGGACAGTATGCAATGACGACAGAAAGTCTAGCAAGTATCACAGACCATCCTAAAATCGCAGTGACAAGCGCAGAGTATCGTCGAATCAATGAGAATCTAAGATACTATCAGAGCAACATTGAGAAGATAACATACACGAATACCGATGGCGTCAAGAAGCAAAGAGAAGCGACTCATTTGCCAATCGCTCGAACCGCTGCTAAGAAGATTGCAAGCCTGGTATTCAATGAACAAGCTTCGATTAAATTGGACGATAAAGAAGCAAATACATTCATTCAAGAAACCTTGAAGAGTGACCGCTTTAACAAGAACTTTGAGCGCTATCTTGAGAGCTGTTTGGCCCTTGGAGGTCTTGCCATGAGGCCTTATGTGGATAATGGACGAGTGAGAGTGTCATTCATTCAAGCGCCAGTCTTTTTACCACTTCAATCTAACACGCAGGATATTTCAAGCGCTGCTATCGTGACTAAAACGATTAAAGCTTCAGGTCAGAAGAACATCTACTACACCTTGATTGAGTTTCACGAATGGGCGAAAGATGGGAAATACATCATTTCAAACGAGCTATACAGGTCTGAAAGCTCTGAACAAGTAGGTGGACGTGTTCCTCTAGCTGAAGTCTATGAGGATTTAGAAGAACAAGTTGAACTAAACGGTCTAACAAGACCGCTTTTTTCTTATCTCAAACCTCCAGGGATGAATAACAAAGACATCAATTCACCTCTAGGCTTGTCTATCTTCGACAATGCCAAGAGCACGATTGATTTCATTAATACGACCTATGACGAGTTCAAGTGGGAAGTTAAGATGGGCCAACGCAGAGTGGCAGTTCCTGAGAACCTTACAGAAACTCGAATGGTCAACATTGACGGAGACGCCCAGCTTGTCAAGCGGTTTGATACAGAGCAGAATGTCTACTTGCGCTTATCTACTAGCGACATGGATGGTGGAAGCATCACAGACTTGACTACTGCAATCAGAGCGGATGATTACATCAAGACCATTAACGAAGGCTTGAGTCTATTTGAGATGCTTCTAGGTGTATCCGCTGGGATGTTTACATTTGACGGTCAGAGCTTGAAGACTGCGACCGAGGTCGTTTCTGAAAACTCTGATACTTACCAAATGAGAAACAGTATTGTCAGCTTGGTCGAGCAATCCTTGAAAGAGTTGATTATTTCAATCTGCGAGCTTGGTAGCCTTTATGGATTGTATAGCGGTCCAATTCCTCAAATGGAGAAGATTGCAATCAATCTCGACGATGGAGTCTTTACTGACAAGAACAATGAGCTTGATTATTGGACTAAGGCTTTGGCCAGTGGCATTGTCAGCAAGGCTCACGCTATTCAAAAGGCTTTCAATATGTCAGAGCTTGACGCTAAGAAGATGATTCAGGCAATCAATCAGGAAACGATGGACACGGCTAACAGTCAGCGAACACAAGAGGATATTGATATCTATGGAGAATGATTAAATGAACCTAATTCAACATCTAAGGTCGTTTATAGGACTTGAAAGCCCCTCACTAGGACGGAGAATACTAGCAAAAAAATGGTAGAAGGAATAGAAGAGGCTATCCATGGTAAAAAAGAAGAGACCACCAATCCAGTTCAATGACGAGCAACTGCTGCTTCAAGCAAGCAATGTCGCAGACATCTATCATCAGCTAGCCTTGGATTTATTTGATAACGTGGTCGAACGTGTGACGGAGCGTGGCACGGTCTATCTTGATAAGCAACCGTATATC